TACCTTGCACAAGATTGGCCGCAGCAGATGTTGAGCGAAAACACGGCATATTTGGTAGGCGCTGAAAAACCATTTCTTCAGCCTGCGCTATGATCGTGTCAATAGACGCAACAAACTCTGTCGAGTCATCTTCCAAAAACGCTTGGATATTGGCCTTGAGTGTTGTGTAGCTCATCTATTCATCCTCAATTCCATGTTCCTTCACCATAGCCGCCTTGACCCCAAGTTGTGATAGTAACTGCGCCAATAGAGCCAACACCACCTGTGCCATTAGAACCAGATATAGGTGGCTGAATGTTTGCATTCCAAACCCCAGAACCCCAAGTCCCATCACCCCAAGCTGTATCTATAAATGGAACCTCATCCCCTACACCACCTGTGCCGCCAAGACCACTAACTGTAATATTAGAGTCAAGCGCAACTGCCTCAGACCCAACGGCTGCTGTGCCACCTGTGCCGCTGACATTAAATATTCCATCTGCATTTATAGCTTCGTTGCCAACAGCACCCGAACCACCAACGCCAGTCTCAGTAATTATTGCATCCGCAGAAATGCCTTCAATTCCTACGCCACCTGTGCCACCAAGACCAGCGGTGTGTGGACTTCCATTAAGATCACCCCAGCCGCCTTGGCCCCAAGCACCTATTCCCCAACCGAATGCCTCAACAGAAACAACATTGCCGACAGCTGCTGTGCCACCAACACCAGTAGCTGTCGGCAATCCTTCAATAACGCCTGTGCCAACATCACCAGAGCCACCAACACCAGTTACGATCTCGCTTAATTCAACTAATACAGAAGCAAATACAGGAGTATTTGCTTGACCGCCCATGCCACTATGTACCGAACAATAATAGAATAATGTCGGTGCACTGGAAGCAACAACTATTTGGGTATAAGCCCCAGCATTTCCTGGAGTCCCAGAAGTTGTCACTCCTGTTGTGTACTCGCTGCCTCCACCGTGCGTGCCATTGGGTGTTGTGCTGAATCTCAATGGGTGTCCAGAGTTGGTGCCGTCGGATTGATCGAAATAGTATGTCCTGCTTTCCATCAATTCCAGCGTGTCTTGCTGAACACCAGCAATGAAGTATTTGTTTGCCCCACCAACATTTTGCACTGTCACTGCTAAAGTTTGCACCGCTGCTACATCTATTGCAACTTCACCAGAACCAGAAAGGCCTGTTGCGGATACGTCTGTCGTGATAAACAGTGACGTGCTGCCAACCGCTGCTGTGCCGCCCACACCTGTCTGGGATGTGTTGATTACTTCAAAGTTGGATATTTGCCCTGAGAACGCTGTGCCCGCAATCCCAACATTAGTTGTTAATCTGCGATCAGCAAATATGTCGAAATTAAACCCTATAAATACCTCAACATTTTCTGGGTCATTGTCTGGTCTTGGGCTGAAGAGAGCTGTGGCGTCAACAACATTCTTAGCAGGAGTCAACTGCGGCTGCTTCGGCTCCCAATCTTCTGGGGAAACTCTGAGGCCATCCCAAGTTGTCTTGAGCTGAGTATAAGGCACACGTAGTCCAGAGCGATCACTTATCGCTAAAGATTTCTTGCCTTTTGCATACCTAACTCTTGCCATCAGTAAAGGTTCAATCCTCTTGGTCGGACTCTCATTGAAACGCCATCATTGTCTGTGGCTGCTGCGAACTCGAATGCTCTTTCATAAACCTGATTTAACAGGTTGAATTTATCAGGAGCATATTTCATTGCCAGCTTGCTCGCCAAACCAGCACAAAGACAATCCGTCCACCTGTAAGGAATGTCTGCATCTTGGTTGCTGGCTGTTACATCTTCGAGTTGGTTTATTGACCAATAAAGCAAGCTGTAGTCACCAGTGTCCGGAACTTGCCAAACATTTATCGTTGGGGTGTAAGTTTTGTCCAGCATGTATTGGCTTGGCTTGCCAGAAGATGTTTTGTTTGGCAGCTGGTTGTATGCAGAAAGGCTTACTCTTTGGATGGTGGTGTCAGTGGTGGTGCCATTTGCTGTCTGTCGAATCACGACATCTATCATGTCTATGGTTCCGACTGGCAACGTGTAATTGATCTGGTCTTTCACCAAAGCCAATGTATTATTCTGGACAGCCCAATAATTTATGCCACGGTTAGCAAACTCGCTGAAAAGCAAATTAAGGCTCCTGCGAGCTGCTTTGGCTTGATAGCCTGTCCGAGTTTCGTCATCAATCCCGCACCGCTCAAATGATTCAGCGATTATCTCTTCAACATCTGGCCGAAAAGCATATGTGTTCGATGTCGCCATTTGGTTTTCCTATGAGTAGTGTTTTTTCATCCGCAGCACGATGTTGTATGTGTCTCCAATTGCACCAAGACCAGTAGTGGTGAACATTATGTCTCCAGTTGTGCTGCCATATTCTACAGTCGAAGGCAACCCACCGAACTTGCTGAAGTCTTGATAACCAATATCATCCTCAGCCATGTGCATCATAATAACATCTGTTCCAGCATCTGCCTCCACCAGAACCGTCATGCCTTGAATTATCCACCAGCACTCCAAAAGACTGACAGAGTTGCAAGAAACACCAGCAGCACTTTTTGCCAAAGTTGACACATCAACTTTTTTTACAGCATCTTCATCACCAGCGTCAACGTATTGCAATTGGAATGCCATGACCACTTCGTTGGTGTTTTCAGAAAGCGTTTTCACGCTCGTAATATTAGCCATCTATGACCCTCCTGTAAATTATTGGTGGGCTTTGCACCCACCAACTAATTTTATGTGACGTTGTTGCTTTGAGCATAAACAACCGTCACAGCACCAACACCATTGCCTGTGTTAGCTGTGGTCACGATTAGCCTGTGATCGCCTGTGCCTGTGTTGAGCCACTTGGCTGTGCGAGTCGCGTCTGTTCCAGGACTAGCAGCGACAATCCCAACAGCATTGCCTTGAATAGCTCCTGCAGCAGTCAGAGTGGTTGCCGCACCAACACCACCCAAACCAAGAGTCGTTGCTCCACCACTCCAAGCTGTGGTCACAGTAACATCAATTGATATTAGCTGGCTGTTTGGTGGGATTATGATGTCTGTTGTTGTGGTTGTGGCAGTCTGGTCAATCGCAGCTGTCTGAGAAAGAACAGCAAAGCCTGTGTTCTTCATGTCAGAACCGACTGTTGTGCCTGTTGTTACTTTGATTGGTCCAGCTTTGACTGGTCCTGAAAAAGTTGTAGTACCCATTATGAATCTCCTGTCTGGGTTAAGTCAGCTCTCGCTGTCAGGATGAAAGGGAGGACAGCTGCCCTCCCCAATTTTTATGCGCCTTCTGAGCCGAAGATGCCACGCCAGTCAGTGAAGCCGAAAGAGTAGCGTTCGCGAACTTTGTAGCGAACATTGCCAGTCTCGAAATCACCTTCCATGCCTTTTTTCATAGGCGAACGCTGGAACATTTTCAGACCATCAGGAACGTCAGTTTGGATAAACCAAGCATCAGCATCCGACAAGCGACGCATCACATGATAGCCTTTGGGCAGGTAGCCGCCAGACTTAACCGCGTTGATGTCGTTGTCTGCTGTTCCTGTGCGCAGATTGGACTCTAAGAGACGCTCTGCTACGAACTGGTATGCAGTTGGGATAACCAGCTGAGTACCTTGAGCAGCAATCCGGAGCCCACGATCGTCTTTCATATCAGAGATCTGAATTAGGACAGATTCGAGGGAAGTCTCAGAGAGGTCAGCCGCTGTTGCAAGAACATTGGACTGGACTCCACCTGTGGTTGGATGCGAAGCACTCAAAAGAGTAACACCATCACCACCTGTGAAGGCACCAGCTTGCGCATTGTTCAAGACATTAGCAGCCTTGATCTCTTTGGTCGAAGCCATCGACCGCGCAAGAGCTTTTGTGTAGCGAGAAGCGATTGAGCCATACTGGCCATCCTCTTCAGCTTCCTCAGTGATTGAGAATGCCAGAGCAATCGTTTCGTGCTGGTAGCGAGCAGTCCACTGTTGGGAAGCAGCATCGTAAGATACAGCCGCACCTTCAGTTTTAGTTGGAGCTGATGCAAAACCTTGCAGCAAGACATCTTCTTCAAATGCTTTCTGCGAAGTGTTGCTTTCAAATACCGCAGCATACTCAGCTGGATATGTGTCGTACTCAAGACCGAAGAGAGTGTTCAGTCCTGGCTCAAGCATTTTTGCAAATGATGCTCTATTCATTGCCATCGTTCAGACCCTCCTTATATACCAGCTACATTTGTACCAAGGATGTG